GGGGGGGGGGTGCCGTCTCATGTCCTACCACCCGTCCGCCGCCAACAAGCAGCCGGGCGAGATCTATGCCATCGCGCTGATCCGTCGGCTGGTCGAGGGTGGGCGCGACGAGGCGATCACCACCGCGCTGGCCGCGCTTCGCGCCGTGCCCGCGCTGCAGCGACCGGTCTTCTATTCCGACTGCATCCTTGGCCCCTGGATCGGCGCGGTCATCCTGACCGAGTGCAACGACGTGGCCACGCTGACCAAGGCGCTGTCGGGCCAGAATCCCTTCAAGATCATCGAGCGGGCAAAGGACGACCCAAAGCGCGCGTCGCCGGTCCATGTCGCCGCCCGGCAGGCCTTCCAGAAGCTGATCATCGACGCGATGGGTGGCGCTAGATGACCCGCGCCCTTGCCACGCTGGTCCATGTCGGCTGCCGTGAGCTGGGGATCGACGGGGAAACCCGGCGCGATCTGCAGCTGATGGTCACCGGCAAGGCATCCATGCAGGACATGACCGACGCGGACCTGTCGAAGCTGGTCACCGCCCTGAAGGAGCGGGGGTTCAAGCCCCATGCGGGCGGGGCGCGGAAGCAGCGCCCAGCTGCGCCCCGGGCCGACCTGCGCTTTGCGCATGCGATCTGGGGCAAGCTTACCCTTGTCGGCGCGGTGGACCAGGCCGGGGCCAAGGGCCTGACCACCTTCGTCCGGGCCCGGTTCGGGAAAAGCTGGGGGGCGGAGGTCCTGGACGTCGACCAGATGCGCGACCACCGGCAGATCGCCACGGTGATCGAGGCCCTGAAGGCCATGGCCGCGCGGGCGGGGGTAATCCTGTGACCAATCGCGATGTCGACCGGATGATTGAACGGGCGCGCGACGCTGCCGAGTACTTTTGGGCGATCGGTATGCGCGCCGAAGCAGAGACCATCCGCAGCCTCTGCAGAAGCCGGGTAGCGGCCCGCGAGACGAACCGGCGGCTTGCCGCTGACAACCGGAAGCTCCGGCAGGACTTCGAGAAGCTTTGTGCGGATCGACCGGAATGAAAAAGCCCCTGGCCCATGTGACCGACCACGCCGTCCTGCGCTACCTCGAACGGGTCAAGGGCCTGGACATCGAGGCCGTGCGCCTGGAGCTGGGTCATGTCGTTGACCGGGCCGTCGAGCTGGGGGCGGGGGGGGCGATCATCGATGGGATCCGCTATGTCCTGGACGGCCCGACGATCATCACCTGCACCTTCGTGAAAGAGGTTCCCCTGCGCGGTCGCGCCAACCGCCGCCGCGCCCGGCCGGAGGATAGCGAGGAATGAGGGTCCACCGGGAGGTCTACCGCGATCGGAAGGGGCGCTTCGTTCGGCGGGCCGCGCTTTTCCATGGACCGTTCCTGCCCAACGATCACCCCATCATGGTCGAGAGGAAGCGGCTTCTGTGGGAGGGCATTCGACTGCGGTTCTTGGAAGATTTGACCAAGCCCAACCAGATGTTCAACTACCTGAAGGACCGGGGCCGGGTCCGGGAGCATTGGGCATGAGCCGCCGTGTCCAGAGTTTTCAGGACTTCCGCCGCAGCATCGCGTTTGACTGCTGGTGTCCCCGGCACGGGCCCGTGACCCGGTATCACGGCTGCCCAGTCTACACGCCCGAGATCTTCGGCGAGGTCCTGATCGCTAAATCCGCCTGGATCGGCAAGGTGCCAACCGGCCCAGCGACGATGTCCGGAGGTCGGACATGAGCCAGCATCCCCTTCTGTCCATTCGGCCAGCAGGCGGCTTCGGGCTGATCATGGCCGACCCGCCCTGGTCCTTCGAAATGCGGTCCGAGATGGGCTATCACAAGGCCCCCGAGGCGCAGTACGCCACCATGCCCCTGGCCGAGATCATGGCCCTGCCGGTCGAGGCCTTGGCCGCGCGGGATTGCCTGCTGTGGCTTTGGGCCGTGAACCCGCAGCTGCCGCAGGCCATCGACGTCCTGCGCGCCTGGGGTTTCACCTTCAAGACGGCAGGCACCTGGCTGAAGCGGTCGACACGGGGCAAGGTCAGTTTCGGCACGGGCTACATCCTGCGGTCGTCGAACGAGCCGTTCCTGATCGGCACACGGGGCGCGCCCCGGACGACGCGCGGAACCCGGTCCTCGGTTATCACCCATGACGAGCGGTTCTCCGGGGAGTGGTCTGATATCTGGCCGAACGGGACGGTGACGATCGAGGCTTCCGTCCGGGGCCACAGCCGCAAGCCCGAGCAGGCCTACTACGCCTGCGAAGCGCTGATGCCTGAGGTGCGCAAGCTGGAGCTGTTCAGCCGGACCGACCGCGACGGCTGGGCTACCTGGGGCGACGAGGCGGGCAAGTTCGGGGCCGCGCCATGATCCGCTGGACCGACACCGGGGCCAACCGGCTGCAGCCGCAGGAGATGGCGCTGCTGGCGCTGTGCGACCGGATGACTATGCTCGAGCAGGCGCAGACCTTCGAGCTGGAGACCCAGCGCCAGCTGATCACCGAGCAGGCCAGCCGACTGGCCCAGATGCACGACCGGCTTCTGGACCAGCGCCGGACGATCCTGCACCTGGAGGACAGCGTCCGTCGGCTGCAGGCCACGCTGCGGGCGCTGAAATGACCGACCTGCCGCTGCCGCCCCCGAGCATTGCCGAGTATCACCGGGTGCTTGGCCCGGAGCTGACCTGCCGGTTCCTGATGCAGTTCGGCGGGGCCGAGCTGTTCCTGTCGCCTGGTCCCCAAGGCAAGTCCGAGGTCGAGAAGCTGATCGGGGCGGAGAAGGTCACCGAGCTGGCCGATCTGGGCTGGCCGCGCCGGGTCCCGCTGGCCAAGCGCTGGTGTGCCCAGTACCTGCGCGCCACAACAGACTTGTCACAAGCGGAAATCGCCCGCAGACTGTCGACGACCACGGTCACGGTGCGCGCCTACCTGAAGGTGGATGGCACCCGGGACCCCCGGCAGATGCCGCTCTTCTGAACCTATCCGCAAGGGCTTGCGGATAATCAACGCCCCCCAAAGCATTGCAAACTGGCCTGGAACCCCGGGTGCGCGCGCCCCGGTCTATCCCTGGGAAACGCTTGCCATGCAGATCAGCGACAAAGGCCTGGCCTTTCTGGAAGCCCATGAAGGGGTGGTGCTGAAGGCCTATCGTGATCCGGTTGGCATCCTGACCATTGGTGCTGGGCTGACCAATGCCTCGGGCGTGGTGAAGGTGCGTCCCGGCATGGTCATCAGCCGGGCCGAGGCAAGCCGTCTTCTGGCCCTGGCGCTGCGCCGGAACTACGAGCCGCGCGTGGCCAAGGCCATGCCGGGGGCCGAGCAGCACGAGTTCGACGCAGGCACGTCCTTCGACTGGAACACCGGGGCCATCGCCAAGGCCACCTGGGTCAAGCGCTGGCGCGCAAATGCCGCCGCCGATCTGATCCGCGCCGGTCTGATGGCCTGGAACAAGGGCGGGGGCCGCGTGCTGCCCGGCCTGACCCGGCGACGGCAGGAAGAGGCGGCGATGCTGCTGAAGGGCTTCTATGCCGGGGTGAAGGTGTCCGAGCCCGCCACTGGCAATGCCCGCTGGGCGGTCGTCCTGGATGCGGGCGAGATCGCCGCGATCCGCGAGGGGTTCCGCAAGCTGGGCTATGCGCCCGGGCCGGATGCGTCGGGTGTCCGCACCGCCGCCGCGATCCAGTTCCAGCAGGATCACGACCTGAAGGCCGACGGCATCATCGGGCGCGCCACCCTGTCGACGCTGCAGCGCGCGCTGGATGCCCGGGCCAAGGGCAAGCCTGCCGCCGCCGCCACGGCCGCCACCGGCGGGGCCACGGCCCTGCCCGAGGCCACGACGTCCGATCTGCCGATCCTGACCGATCTGCCCTGGCTCGCCCCGGCGGCGCTTGGGCTGGCGGTTGTCTATGGCCTCTGGCTTGCCTGGCGCTACCGCGACCAGGTCGCAGCCGCCATCCAGTCCCCCCTGCCGCGCCTTGCGGCCTTCCTTCGGAGCTTCTGATGAACTGGTTCCTGTCACTGGCGCGCTGGGTCGCGCTTTCTGTCATCGGCGTCGCGATCGTCTTCACGATCTTTCTGGTCCAGGACGCAAAAGCCGCGCCGCAATGCGTCGCGATGGACGGGATGATCCAGCTTCTGGCCGACCGCTACGGCGAGTCGGTGGTCGGCGAGGGGGTTGCGGGTGGGGGGAGTCGCCTTCTGATCTTCACCCACCCGGACGGCGACACCTGGTCGGTTGTCGTCGTGCTGCCAGACGGACAGGCCTGCCTGATGGCGTCGGGCGCGGACTGGACGATGGTGCCACTGGGATCGGAGACCTGACATGAGCCTCCTTCTCTCCCTGGCCGCGCAGGCGGGCCTGCCGCTGATCAAATCGATCCTGGACCGCAAGCTTGGCGACAAGAACGGCGCACTGGTGATCGACGTGCTGGGCGCGGTCGCAAGCCGCGCCGGTGTCAAGCCGGACGATCTGGAGGCGCTGGCTGAATCGACGCCGGGCAAGGTGATCGATGCGATGCGTCAGGTCGAGCCGATGACGCCCGAGCTGGTGGCACTGTACACCAAGGGCCTGGAATCGCAGTTCGAGCTGCTGCAGGCCGAGATGGCCGAAGGCGGCTGGAAGGCGGCCTGGCGGCCCGCAGGAATGTGGTTCATCCTGTTCCTGTGGTTCTATCAGATCGTCGGGCTGCACGTCGCCAACGCGATCCTGAAGATCGCCCTGCCACCTGCGCCGTGGGAACACCTGATCACCTTCACCGGCTTCTACATGGCGCTTTACATGGGCGGCCACACCATCAAGGACGTCGTGGCCAACCTGGCGGGGGCGCGGAAGTGACACCGGAAGAAACGAGCGTCCAGGTCCTGATTCTCTGGGCGCTTGCCCTTTCGACTCTGATCAACTTCGGCACTGTCATCTGGAACATCTTCAGCGGGCCGTCGAAAAAGAACGGGGCCCGGCTCGATGCGATGGCGATCACGCTGACCGCACTGGAGCAGCGGATCAGCGCCAGCGAACAGACCCAGCGCGCCTTGCCGTCGAAGGACGACATCCACGAGCTGGAGCTGTCGATGGAACGGCTGAAGGGTGAGATGAAGACCCTGAGTCAGGTCATGGCCGGGCAGTCCCAGATCACCGAGCGGATGGAGGCGATCCTCAACCGCCACGAAGACCACCTTCTGCAATCGGGGCGCAAATGAGCGACTACCTAGAAACGCTGCGCGAACACGCGCGGATCGCCATCCTGCGCATGCTGGAGGAAGCGCCGAAGTACACGTCCAACGTGGCGATGATCACCGCGCTGCTGCAGGACTTCGGCATCGGCTTCACCCGCGACCAGGTGGCGGGCGAGGGTGCCTGGCTGGAAGAGCAGGGGCTGGTGACCCGGACCGAACTGGCGTCTGGCCTGGTGGTCATCACGGCCACCCAGCGCGGGCTTGACGTGGCCCAGGGCATAGTGCGGCACCCCGGGGTGCAGCGCCCCGCGCCCAAGAGGTAGACCGATGCCCGTCCCGAAGAAGCTGGACCTGATCCCGGAGGCGTTGCGCAAGCAGCTTGAGGCCGCCCTGATGGCGCGCGGGTTTTCCGACATCATCAAGGTGACGGAAGAGCTGAACTTCTGGCTGGAGGCCGAGGGGCTGGAGCTGCGGATCGGCAAGACGGCTGTCGGCGAGTTCAGCCTGCTTCTGAAGCGGCAGCGGGACGCCTTCTCGATCGCAAGCCACGTCATGGCCGAGATGGAGGTCGGCGAGGAAAACGCGATCTACCAGACCCTGTTCCAGCTGATCGCGGCGCAGGCCGTCCACCTGGTGAAGGCAATGACCGACGCGGACCAGGTGATCAAGCCCCAGGACCTGCACTTCCTGGGCAAGATGTTGAAGGACCTGATGTCCGCCGCAGGCATCAACGAGAAGCTGACCCAGGAGGTCGAGAAGCGCCTGAAGGCCAAGCAGGACCAGCAGCTGACCGCCGCCGTCGCCAGCGGGGACATCGACGCCGAGGCCGCCGCGAAGGCGCGCCGCATCATGGGGTTTGCAGAATGACGAACATCGGGCTTCCCGTGGGCGGTTACCGCCCGCAAAGCGACGAGGCGGTTGACCTGGTCAATGCCAACAAACGGGCTGAAGAGATGGTTTTGCGCATTCTGGACGATCTTGCCCTGCGCGATGACGTCGACAAGCGCTGGCTGCAGGCCGGGAGGACGCAGATCGAGGTTGGGTTCATGGAGGTGAACCGCGCGGTGTTCCAGCCTGGTCGCATCCGGCTGCCGGGCGAGATCGAGTGACGATCATGACCCCGTCGGAGTTCATTGAAAAGGCGACCTATCGCAAAGGATCGGTCCTGGACGGCATCCGGAACGTGCCGGATGGCCGGGACGTGGACTGCGACGACTTCGCCTGGTCGCTGTTGTGCCACCTGGAAGGCGGCGAGAGAGGGGCGCTGAAGGCCCTGATGAAAGGCAAGGCGACCCTTTGGAGGGTTCGGTCGCCGGTCAACGGCCTGATTGCCCGGCATGTCGCCCTGCACTGGAACGGCAGCTGGATGGACAGCACCAACCGCGACTGGCGCGAGTTCGCCTTCCCTCATGTGCCCGTTCGTCGGATGCGGATGATCACACTTCTGCCGATGCTGGTCTGGGGCAAGCCCCTGGGCAAGATCACGATCGGCGGGGCTGTGCTGGCCTGGGCGCACCTGTCCGGCACTATCGATTTGCTTCTGTCGCTGGTGGCGTGATGTCGGCGACCCCGGCCCAGGTGGCGAACGATCTTGATGCGCAGGCATCCTACTTCGCCAAGAGCGATGCCGATCTTGCGCGCCTGTGCCGCGACACGGCCCGGCTGATCCGCCAGTTGCAGGATGGCCAGACGGTCGAAGCCGGATGGGTTGCTGCCTGCCATGCCCGCCTTCTTTCCGTCTGGTCGCGCAGCGCGTCCGAAAGCCAGATCTGGAAATCGCTGAACCGGGCCCGCCTGATGATCGACCAGCTGCGGTTCGGGGCCCCAGCATGAGCGCGCTCGGGTCAAAGCTTCGCAAAGCGGAGGGCGGCATTGTTCTCTTCCATTGCCCCGGTTGCGAGTTTGCGCATCAGGTCCGCGTAGATCCTGCGTTCGGGTCGGCCTGGGGGTTCAATGGCAGCGGTGACGCGACGACCTTCACGCCTTCGGTCCTTGTGCGTGGCGGGCACTATGCGCATGGGGAGACGCCCGGCAACTGCTACTGCGACTACGCGGACCGGTATCCGGACAGAGAGCCACCCGGCGGCAAGTGTTTCCGCTGCCACAGCTTCGTGACCGACGGCCGAATCCAATTCCTGAGCGATTGCACACACGCGCTGGCGGGGCAGACCGTCGATCTGCCGGACTGGCCGTCATGAGCGCGCTCGTCACCACCCGTCCGGTCATCAACTTCCTGCCCTATCAGAAGGCCTGGATCGCCGACGACAGCCGCTTCAAGATCGGCATGTTCGCCCGCCAGACCGGCAAGACCTTTTCGACCGGGGGCGAGTGTTCGGACGACTGCTTCCAGGGCTGGGCCGAGGACCGTCGTGCGCGCTGGGTCATCCTGAGCCGGGGCGAACGCCAGGCGGCCGAGATGATGACCGAAGTCATCAAGCCCTTCACCAAGGCGCTTTACGAGGTCTACAACACCATCGTCAAAGGCGGCGAGCCGGTCTTCGAGGAGAACGAGTTCCGCGCCCCGCAGGAGAAGGGGCCGGACGCCGTCTACAAGGCGCTGGAAGTGGCCTTCCCGAACGGCAGCCGGATCACCGCCCTGCCCGCGAACCCCGACACAGCACGGGGCTTCTCGGCCAACGTCATCCTGGACGAGTTCGCCTTCCATGCCAAAAGCCGCGAGATCTGGGCGGCGCTGTTCCCGGTCATCTCGAAGGGTCGCCAGAAGCTGCGGGTCATCAGCACCCCGAACGGCAAGGGCAACAAGTTCTACGAGCTGATGACCGCCGAGGATTCGGTCTGGTCGCGGCATGTGGTCGACATTTACGAGGCCGTTGAACAGGGCCTTGAACGCGACGTGGAGATGCTGCGCAAGGGCATGGCCGACGAGGATGCCTGGGCGCAGGAATACGAGCTGAAGTGGCTGGACGAAGCCAGCGCCTGGCTGGACTACGACCTGATCAGCGCCTGCGAGGCCGAGGGGGCGGGACGGCCCGACGGCTACCAGGGCGGCCCCTGCTTCATCGGCGTCGACATCGCGGCGCGGAACGACCTGTTCGTGATCTGGGTGGCCGAGATGGTCGGCGATGTCCTGTGGACCCGCGAAGTCATCGCCCGCCGCCGGATCAGCTTTGCCGAGCAGGACGCGCTCTTGGCCGATGTGTTCAACCGCTACCGGATCATCCGCGCCAAGATCGACCAGACCGGCATGGGCGAAAAGCCGGTCGAGGATGCGCAGCGCCGCTATGGCACGTCCCGGGTTGAAGGGGTCCTCTTCACCGGAGCAAACAAGCTGGGGATGGCCACGGTGCTGAAGGAACGCTTCCAGGACCGCAAGCTACGCATCCCGGCCGGGGACGTGGTGCTGCGGTCGGACCTGCATGCTATCAAGTCCCAGGTGGGCGTCACCGGCCAGCGCCGCCTGATCGCCGATGGCGAGACCGACGGCCACGCCGACCGCTTCTGGGCCGCTGCCCTGTGCTGCACCGCCGCCGAGCTGGGGGAGGCCACCTATGAGTA